CTACTGAGTTCACGAACACGGGGAAGCCGCCTGAATCTGCATGGAGTGTGGGCTAATGCCGAAGATTATGTTTACCCGCGCGTGGCGTGGCTACCGCAAGGGGCAAGTGGCTGAGCTTCCTGGCGGGATCAGCACGCAGCTGCTCGCTCAGCGTGTCGCTGTAGAAGACAACCAGCCGTCGCTAATTGAAACGGCTGCCCTTGAGCACGACGTAGAAACCGCAGACGCCACCCCAAAGCGAAGAGGCCGCCGTGCAGTATCGAAGCCTGACTCGACAGACGCCGCCAGCCGTTGAGCCCGTCACGCTCGCGGAAGCAAAGGCCCACCTGCGGGTTGATACGAGCGGCGATGACGCATACATCGGGACGCTGATCACGGCAGCCCGAGAATGGTGCGAGCAATACCTAGATCGCACGCTGGTGAATACGCAGTGGGTGATGCGGTTTGACTCGTTCCCGCCAGACGGCACGCACGACATCGAGTTACCACGGCCGCCCATGGCGACGGCCGGCACGACCACGGCGGTGGCCCTGACGTTCACCTACGAGAACGGCACGACAGCCACCTACTCCACAGCCAGCTACCGCGTGGACCGCAGCAGCACGCCAGGGGCGGTGAAGACTTTGTACGGCCAGACGTGGCCGCCGCACCTGATGGACGACAACGCCATCAGCGTGACGTGGTGGGCCGGCTACGGGGCCGCTGGCTCAAGCGTGCCTGCCGCTGTCCGCCACGCCTGCCTGATGCTGGTTGGCCACTGGTACGAAAGCCGCAGCACGGTGCTCGTTGGCAGCATCAGCAAGCCGCTGGAGTTTGCTGTTGAATCGCTTCTCTCTTCGCAGAAATGGGGCAGCTACCAATGAGCATCGAAGGACGCATCAACGTAGACGTGCTGTTCCACGACAAGGACGGCACGGCATCGCTCAAGGTGGTGAGTCTGCAGGACTCAAAAGCCTACACCACTGGCAAGGTGGCGGTGATCACTGGGACGCTGGGCACGGCGAGCTCAACAATCACACACACTGGCTCGTTTCGTGGTGCTGACGGCGAGTACGTTTCTATTCAGTCTGTTGACTACGCCGTCTTTCGCTTCGACGGCACGGGCGGAAGCTTCAAGCGTCTGGCGATCGGCAACGCCACCATCAGGTCAAACGACAGCATCGTGTCTGCTTCCTGCGTCGGTGGTGACGATACCGGGCAGTTCACAATCAGCGGAAACCAAGGAAGCACGGGCACCTACACCGTCGTGCTGTACGGCACATGATTGACGCCGGCAAGCTCCGCGAGCGCGTAACGGTGCAGCAGGCGTCCGAGTCTCGGAACGCTCTTGGCGAAACCGTGCTCTCGTGGGCCACGTTCGCTGAGCGTTGGGCAAGCGTGGAAGGCGTGTCGTCCCGCGAGCTTTTGCAGTACGGGCAGCAGCAGATTGAGGTTTCGCACCGAGTCCGCATGCGGTGGCTCGACGGGCTGACGCAATCCATGCGGATTGTCTGGCGTGGCCGCACGCTGGAGATCGTCAGCCTGCTTGAGCACGGGAACCGCAGTGAGCACGAGCTCGTCTGCCAGGAGGCCGCATAGATGGCCGTTGCTGGCGTCAACCTTTCGCTTGACACGTCCGAGCTTCTGCGGCTGCAGGAGTCGCTCGGCAAGGTATTCACGCCTGAAGGACTTGCTGCGACGCTAGGAAGCGCCATTGAGAAGGCCCTTGAGCCAGCAAAGCTGCGGCTGCGAGAGAACACGCCAGCCGGGCCTACTGGCAATCTCAAGCGTGCCGTCAATATGAAGGTGGTGGAGTACCCGAAGAGCGGCGTGGCTGTGGGCCTGCTTGGCTACAACAGGGCAGGCGAAGGCAAATCAAAGAGTGCCGCCGGCGGCACTGTGCAGGCTGGCCCTGACCGTGCGTTTCATCAATGGTGGCTTGAGTTTGGCACCAAGCAGCGAGTTATCGCCAAGCTCTCAAACAAGCCCTACCAGCGGAAGGCTCACCAAAGAACGATGAAGTCTGGCAAAGTCGCCAGCATTAAGGCCCACCAAGTCTCTGGGCAGAATGCCTACATCGCATCGTCCTACAGCGAGTTGGGGCAGTTCAAGATGATGAAGACGCCTCGCCCTCCACGGGGAGAGACCGGCCAGCGCGTGCAGACAGATCCCGCATACCCAAAAGCGTTCTTTCAGAAATCCACAAAGCCAATCGTGATTCCTGCCATGAATCCTGGCGGCAGCGGGGAGCCACCGCTGCGAAAGACTTGGAACGAGTACCAAGGCAAGGTGGCTGAGCGGCTCACGTCTGAACTACGGATTTCGCTAGAGCGTGCCCTGGAGGCGCTCACCTACACCAGCACCGGCAGCGTCACTGGTGCCACCATCCAGGCCGGAGGCTAGCCGTGCTGAAGTCACCAGAGCAGGCAGCTGCTCAAGCACTCGTTGCAGATCCCGCCGTGGCCATGATTCTTGGCCAGCGTATCTGGCCCGTGATCGCACCGGCGTCTGCGTCCCTGCCGTTTGCCACCTGGCGACGCACTGGCGTCAGCCGCTCGCAAGGGCTCTCAGGCCCGACAGGTGCCACGTCTGTGCAGTTGGCTGTGGACGTGTTCTCGACCACGTACGAAGAGGCCCGCGAGGCCGCCGACAGAATCCGCTCAGTTCTGGATGGATGGGGCGGGCAAGTGACAGACTACGTAAGCGTAAGAAACGTGAGCCTCGAAACCGAGTCTGACGGCTTCGTACAACTCGCTGGCGGTGACCTGCCGCCCGTGTATCAGGTGACGCAATCGTTCTCAATCCTCTGGCAGGAGACTTAGCAGATGGCCTTTGAAACTCCGCATGATGGTGCTGGCACAGTCCTGACGTGGAAGAGCACGACGTACACCGTCACCAACGTCGTCGTCAGCATGACGGACCCGACTGCTACCGAGGACAAGATTTCCGTTTCGCACCTTGGCCAGACGGCTGGCGAGACTGCCAAGACGCTTGACCTGCCGCTGGCCGGCGCTGCCTCTGGCGACACCGGGCAGACCGTTCAGTTTGACTACATCGGCAAGACGATCATTGCTGACAAGGAAACTGGCACCCTGGCCATCACGGTTGGCGGTACGTCGCTTCTGAGCCGTGCTGGCACCGTCAACTCGTCCACGCTCACGCTGGCGACGCAGGACGCGATCCGAGGCCAGGCCACCATCCGTATTGCCCGTAGCTAGTCCGTGACGGAGGCCCGTCATGGCTGACTACTCAGCGGGCGTCACGGCTACGTGGAACAGTGTGAACTTCGGTGAGGTTACGGAACTGACCGTAACTCACGGCGGTGCTCTTCCATTGGCTCGCGCCAGTACGTGGACGCTTGACATTGGCACTATAGAACTAAAGTGCCTAACCACGGCGAACATCTCCACTGCCAACTACGGCAAGCGTGCGCAAGTCACTATCACTGGTGGCGGGCTTGCTTACTCGGGCAACGCAGTGCTTGAGAAGTTCACCATGGCTGGCGTGGTCAATGACGTGACGCGCTACGCGGTCACGCTACGAGTCCAAGGCTAGGAGAAACCATGAGCCTCAGCGTTGCAGACCTTGCCAAGCAGATCCTTGATGCCGATGACTTGCCGATCCTCAAGGTGACGGTGCGTGAGTGGAAGGGCGGAGACGGCAAGCCGCTCGTGCTCGGCGTTCGCGTCATGACCGTCGAAGAGCGGGACAGCTACGAAAAGGAGTGGGTGGGCAAGAAAGAAACGGGCATCGACAACTTCCGGACGAAGTATCTGGCCCGCTGTCTGTGCCATCCCGAGAGCGGCGAGCGTCTTTTTGACGAGGCTGGCATCGAGCAGCTGGCGAAGAAGTCAGCGGCCATCGTGTCCAAGCTCTTTGAGAAGGCGCTCAAACACAACAACATGACAGAAACCGACGTGGAGGAACTCGCAAAAAACTGAGCGTCCGCCCGACGAGGCGTTTCCTGTTTCGTCTGGCGGGGCACTTGGGAATGACGGTGAGGGAACTGTCTCGCCGCATGGATTCGCAGGAGCTCACGGAGTGGATTGCGTTTACTCGCTACTACCACGCTCTCCCTGATCCATGGCGGCAGACAGGCCTACTGACGAGTGCCGTGCTTGCACCGTACTCCCAGCAAGGCAAGGCACCGAAAGCAGACGATTTCAACCCGATTGAGAAACCACCCCAGCACGCAGACGAGATGAAGCGGGAGCTGCAAAAGCTCCTGGCGTTCCCCGAATAAGCCATGGCCACCATCCTCTCACTCGCGCTCAAGGTAAACGCCGACGCCTCTGGCGTGGTGAAGAACCTGACGCCAGCTGAGCGGGCGCTGGAGAAGTTGGCTGGCCAAGCGTCTAAGGCCACAAGCGTCTTTGACGAGTTCGCTGGCACAAGTTCCGCCGCCGCAAACGCTCAGTTCAATGCGTCCAAGTCCATGGCAGACTTGGCGGACAGTCTCAAGCGTGGCGAAATCACTGCGCAAGAGTTTGCGTCTAGGTATGCGGACCTCAGCGACGCAATCACCAAGGAGGCTGCGGCCCTCAAGCGTGCGGCCCAGATCACAGAAGCCAACATTTCGCCGGCAGAGAAGTACAGCAGGACCGTTGCTGAACTTGACGATCAGTTGCGAGCCGGCCGCATCTCGCAAGAGACGTACAACCGTGCTCTAGAAAAGGCCAAGGGCGATCTCGACAAGACTTCCACTGCCGTGGACAAGACCGACAAGAGCATGGAGTCTCTTGCCAGGAATACAAAGATTCTTGCCGGCATCGAGATTGGCCGCCTGTTCTTAGACGGGCTCTCGGCTATCGGGAACGTCTTTCAAGATATTGGCTCTCGCGTCACGTCGCTCGTCTCAAGCGTCAACACGTCTGTCGATACGCTCAATGACTTCTCGGCCCGTACCGGCATCGGCGTTGAGGCGTTGCAGGGCTACTCGCTCGCGGCCAAGCTGGCCGGCGTTGATACCGAGCAGTTCGGCGCAGCGGTGCAGCGGCTGGCCGTGAACATTGGCAAGGCTACGCCTGGTGATGCGCTCGACAAGTCGCTCAGAGGAATCAACCTTTCGGTTGCTGAGCTCAGGGCCCTTGCGCCGGAAGACCAGTTCTCGGCCATCGGCAACGCCATCTCTCAACTACCAACGGCCGCCGATCGTGCAGCTGCTGCGGTTGAGATCTTCGGCAAGCAGGGTGCTGCCCTGGCACCGCTATTCCGTGAGGGGGCCGCAAGCCTCGAGGAGCTCAAGGCCAGGGCTGAGCGGCTCGGCATCATCGTCAGCGAGACGCAGGTGAACAACGTCGCTGACATGAACGACGCCTTCGACTTGGTGCGAGCCACCATTGAAGGCATCGTTGGGCAGGTGATTGGCAACCTCGCGCCAGCTGTCACGGACGTGACGAATCAGTTTCTGCAGTTTGTGGAAAGCTGGAGCGGTGCCCAAGGCGAGGGCGGCACTGGCATTGCCAACGCCATCACAGATGTGCTGCTGCAAGGGGCTGAGTACTTCGCCGGAATCTTTGATGAGTTCGTGGCGAACTTTGGAAGCCTTGGCGAAACATTCTCGTACGCTGCGGACATCTTTGACGTAGTGAGCAAGGTGCTGCTGACGGCATCTGAAGGACTGCGTGCGGCATTCAACGCCATTCAGTTAGGCATTGACGTTCTGCTGATTGGGTTCGGGAAAATCATTGAGTCAATAGGCAGCTACATCAGCAGTGACTTGGAGCAGTTCGGCGCAGGGCTTGCGGCTGCGTCCCAGGAGTCAGCAGAGAAAAACTCCCGCGAGATGGAGGCCGCAGCAGCCAACGCTGCGAATACGTTCAACAGCATCTTCGCCGGCGGCGACGGCAACGCACAGCAGGCAGGACAGGGCGCGGCATCGCAGTACCTCAGCGGCCTGCGTTCAGAGATCGAGAACGCACGCCGCCCAGAAGTTCAAGTTGAGCTCAACCTTGGCGACACCGAAGAGCGACTGCAGCAGTTCTTGGCAACTGCTGGCGACGAGGCTTCCGTATTCCTGCAGCAGTCCATGGCGACCGTCGAGACGTTCCAAGAGATGGCAGCCGCTGGCGGGCTGACTGCGGACCAGATTGAGATCATGAACGGATTCATGGAGAACGTGAACGCTGAGCTTGATAAGGAACTGGCGAAGAGGCAGGAGGCTGCGGATGCCGCCTTGGCCCAGGCCGACGCAGACCGCAAGCGGCTTGACCAGTTGATGGAGACGAAGGACGAGGGGGCCAGGATCGAAAACGACTTGCTTACGGTGCAGCGTGAGCAAGCCCGCGTCTCGGAGCAGCTGGCCGCAGCCCGTGCTGCCAACAATCAGGCGGATGCCGACTCCGCTGCTGCCCGTCAGGCAGAGCTTGACCAACTGACGGCCAAACTCGAGGACGAGCAGCAGGCCCTTGAGCAGGGCTTCGGCGCTGGGTTTAACGCGGCCTTCCAGTCGGTTGACCAGAACATCGACCAACTGATTGCCAAGTCTCAGGAGTTTGGCCAAGCCGGATTTGACGCAGCCCTGCGTCTACAGGAAGGGATTGCTGCCGCGCAAGAGCAGGCACGAGACGGCATTCTCAATGCCGAGGCTTTCAACGCAGAAGTGCAACGGCAGCAGGAGCTCTTCAATCAGGAGCTCGCCAATATCCAAGAGGCAGAAAAGGCTAGGGACGCGGCGGCTGAAGACAGGAAGGCCAAGGAGCAGGAGCGAACCAACGCTGAGCTTAAGGCCCAGGACGATTACCGCAAGCAGCAAGAGACTGCCCTGCAGGCGTACCAGCAACAGCAGCAGCAGGCCCAGCAGCAGTACGCCCAGGAGCAGGCCCGCATCTTTGCCGAGCAGCGCAAGGCCGCCGAGGCTGAAGCGAAGCGGCAGGAAGAACGCATCCGCAAACTCAACACGCTGGGCCAACAGTCGATCAACGTGGCCGACGTGCGAAGCGTTGAGGGGGCAAACCTAGTGCTGCAGACGGCGGCTCAGGCCCAAGACCCCGCACTGATTCAGGCAAGGCTTCAGACAAAGCTTCTTGAGCGGGTGGCACTTGGCATCGCCCAAGCGGCGAGCAACTACTTTAACCAGCCCGTCGCAATCGTCGGTGCTGCAAGGCTTAACTGATGGGCGTTGCGTCATACGAAGAACTTGCTAGGACTTTTGAGAACGAGCTAGGTGGCTCCCCGAAGGCCGTCCGCACCTGGGCTGTGACGCTGACTGATGACACGCTGCAAAACAACCCAACCACGCACGGCGCTGTCATTAATGCGCTGGGCATAGACAACTACGGAGCTCAGCACCCTGATATAGCCAACTCATACTTCGGCCTTCGCAAAATAACCCTCACTGAACGCTACTCAGATTCGCCGTACCACGTTCTTGCTGTGGCTGAGTATGGCGTGGTTTCCGCCAACGAACTGCTATCCCCAACGTCCCGCGCTGCGGAGTGGAGCTTTGAGTCAAAGCCAAGCCAGGTGGCGGCGCTCTACTACTGGGACGGCACGACTCGACGCCCGCTGACAAACTCTGCGTTTGACTACTACGAGGGGCTGCAAACTGAAGAGCTTATTGTGGTGGCAAAGGTTTCAAAGAACTACTCGGACTTTGATGCCGATAACGGGCCGGTTCATCTAATCAACGCAACCAACAAACTGAACTCTGGCAACTACCTCGCAGCTGCAGGCACAAGCAACGTCCACTGCTGGAAGGTGGCTGGCGTCTCTACTGAGTACGTCACCGAAATCTACAACAACGTGTCCCACCAGTATTGGCGAACTACGTCAGAGCTTCAGTATCGCCAAAGCACATGGAACTTGTTTCTGCCAGATGTTGGATGGAACTTTATCGACGGCGGCCAGAAGCGACGCGCTATGGTTTTTGATTTCCAGAATGTCGAGTGGGTCGCGTCCGCAAATCCTGTCGGACTTGACGGCTCTGGCGGCATGAACTTCACTAACTTCCCGTTCATTAATGAGCGTCGCGTCTGCGAGGAAGTGAACTTCTCCCCGCTGTTCGGCACGCCTCCAACCGTGTAGCAATGGCCCGCCAAAAGAAGCCAGCCGACGCGGTGCAGTTCACTCGGGAAAGCGCCGAGCGTGTGGCTCGCGTCGTTCGCCAAGCCGAGATCACGCCGGCAGCTGCGTCGCCCCTGACGTTTGATAGGCGTTTATCTGATAGGCACCCGAAGCAGGTGCGGGCCGCGACGTTCTCAGGCGCGTGGCCGATTGGCAGCGTCAAGACGGTAACGTTCAAGTACGCCCCAACAGCTACAGCGAACGTCACCAACTTGTCGTGGCCAATCGCCCTGTCGGGCTACGTTAACGAGGACTGCGTTGTTGGGCGAGAAGGCACCAACTGGTGGCTCGTTGTGCCGAAGCTTGAAGGGCCAACGGCGGTCTTTGTGACGCAGACGCAAGACGGCACGAACCTTGTGAGCATCGCCATTGCAGCGACGCTGAACACCAACACCTGCGGCATCACGGTGAGCCAGACACCAAGCACCACACGCATCACGCTTATCACGGCAACAGTCACTTCGTCCTACCTTAGACTGCGGGTGCCCTGATGGCTTGCCCGTGCTGCCAGCAGGAGACGTGCGTAAGCCCACGGTGTTGCGAATGCTTTGCAGCCCTTGGCAACAGGTATCCGCGATTCATCAACGTCACCGTTGCAGGCTCATGTGTAATTACTGACCCGTTCATACTCAGTTTTTGCGGCGGTGGCGTGACGTATAACTTCAACGAATCATTAACGCTATCTAGGGTGGGCACTGATTATTCGCCAGACTGTCCGGCCTTTAGGTTTGATGGAGGCCAGCTATGCACTCCACTGCCGGAAGGTTGCTGCGAAGTCAGCGGAATCGGCATCAACGTCTCATTTTGGTTTTGGGGCACTTCTGCTTATGCCAACCTCGGTGAGTTTAGCGTCAGTGTGAGGCACCCTTCTATCTGCAGTGCCTGCGGCTTGGGTACATCAATGTATGGCGTAGCGAACTGGGTGTACACAGGATGCGAAAATGCGATTTCGCAGGCTGGCACAATTGCAATTAACCCAGTCGGGCGGTTCATTGGTGGCTCTGGGTCTGCAACTGTAACCGGGTTTCAATATTGACCAATGTTCTGCGTTTGTGATCCGCATACTAGAAAATGTGTTCAGTGCGGAATCGGTGACGATTTCTGCGGATCATTGCGCAACTGCACTGCTGCAAGCGGTCAGCCTTCATCTGATGTGGCTCATGGTGCAGGCAGTGAACTTCACGACCTTCTACGCGACTGGTTAGGCATTGAGGCAACGCCAGACTGCCCGTGCCGCAGCATGGCCGCAAAAATGAACAAGATGGGCCCTGATTGGTGCGAGGGAGAAGGCATGCCAGTTATCCTCGGCGTGATGCGTGCCGAGCACGCCAAGCGGTGGGCCGATGGTCGCACGATCCTGCCGTGGACTGACGCAGGGGCAAGGCAGTTAGTGCTGCTGGCGTGCCGCAGGGCCAGGGCCAAGACTGGTTGACACACCTGCCACGCTGCGGGCAAAGGAGCGGCCAGTGCCCGACGACCACGTTTTCACATTGAACGGCGACGAGCGGTGGCTGCTGCGTTTCACCACGCTCAAGGGTGCTGCCTATGGCTACACGTTCAGCCAGAAGGCGAAGCACCCGCGAATCATCCTTGACGCTCGCATGCGTGGCCGCAAGAAGCTCGAGGTGCTAGTGCATGAACTGTTGCACGCCTTGAATCCAACTCAGTCTGAGGAGCACGTTGAGCAGCAGGGCAAGGATATTGCCCGCGTGCTCTGGAGTCTTGGATACCGAGAGGTGAATGATGGGCCGTAGTGCTGGCACCTTCCGCAGAAAGAACGCTTCCGACGCCTGGAACGTCACAAGCCTTGAAGGCAGCGTCACCCGCATTGACTTCAACCAGCGCCTGTGGGTGCTGCTCTCGAGTGACTGGCATTGGGACTCGGTGAAGTGCAGCCGAGAGAAGTTGTCTGCGGACCTGACCAAGGCCCGCGAGCTCAACGCCGCAGTGCTCAGCATTGGCGATCACTTTGACGCGATGGGTGGCAAGTACGATCCGCGCAGCAATGGCAAGTGGGACGTAAGGCCAGAGTTTCAGAGGGGCAACTACTACGACGACATTGTTACCCAGTGCGCGGAGTACCTTGAGCCGTACCGCGAGCAGATGGCGCTCATCACGCCGGGCAACCACGAGACGGCTGTGCGGAAGCGCATGGAGACGTGCCTGACCACGCGGCTCGTAGAGCAGTTGCGAGTGCGTGGCAGCAAGTGCAGGGCCGCTGGCTACTCAGGCTGGGTGATGTTTCGGGCCAAGGCCGGAAAGACAAGCACGGCGCTCTATCGGCTTTGGTATCACCACGGCTACGGTGGCGGCGGCCCGGTGACTCGCGGCGTCATCGACTACAGCCGCTACCTCACAGACGTAGACGCTGACTGCGTACACGCCGGGCACGTCCACCAGCGGACGCTGATTGAGGCCAGCCGGCAACGGCTCTCGCCTACGGGACTGGTGCGGGTGCGGCCGATTCACCTCGTTCGATCGGCGGCCTACAAGCAAGAGTGCCTCACCGATGGCTGGGCCGTAGAGAAGGGCATGAGCTCACGCCCGCTTGGCGGTTGGTGGATGCTCTTGCGGTGGAATGTAGACCATACGGAGTTGCGGGCATCATTCCACGATTCACCAAGGGACGACAATGACGACCACGATTGAAGACGCCAACGAGTTGCTGCGTTCTGCTGTGCAGATCCGCCGCGAGGCCCAGGCGGCAGGCAAGCCACATGAGGAGTGGTATGGCGTGTCGCAGGCGGCGACAGATCCTAGGTGCTTTGTCGCAA